ACCATTTTTTCGCAGCGTTCCATTTTGCTAAATTTTTAATGTAGTTTAGATTTTCGTAAAGTATGGTTTTCTTTCTTTTTTTACCATGATCAACCGTTTTAGGATCAATTGTTTGCCTGAATGGTTTTATTTCTATTAAATATTTTTTAATTTCACCACTCACTTTTATCTTAACTGCGACATCTGGGAAATATGTTGAATTTTTTTCTGTTACTGGATTAGAATAAGGTATAGCTATTCCTTCAGATGACCACTCAACAACGTCTTCATTTAGATCACACCAACGAAATAATTTCAATTCCCAAGATGAAAGAAATCTAGGATAATCATTTCCCCTATATTTCTTTGAATTTATTGGTTTATAAATTCCTTGTTTAAATTTTTTATTAACCGTTGTTAGCTTCATTCTTTAATAGTTCCATGAGTTCTCTGGCCGCTTGATCAACAGACACCATTGGTAATACTCCTTTAGGTGTATAATCGGCTTCCTTTTCTGGAGAATGGTGATGTAGAATTTCTCCCATTTTAGAAAATATATCATTCAATCCAGCCTGTGGTTCGTAATTACCCTCTATACTGTACCTACCATCTAACATATATTATGCCATGAAAAACATAATTGGCTCGCTATCACCAAATCCAGCGGATGCACCAGAAAATAGTTTTTCTTCCAGTGAATCCTTTTCTTTCAATCCCTGACTCAAAAGATCAGTATAATTTATAGTACCACCACCAAAGAGCGGTGCATTGGTAATCTTACCTCTAACATTACCTATCGCTATCTTAGTTAATGCTGTCGCATATTGAAACACCCAAGGCTCTTTAATTATATCTGAAAGTGGTCTTTCAACATAACATGAAATCGCACCGTAAAACCTAGTTGAAGATGCTCCCATTCTAGGTTGGGGTGTTATTCTCAAGTATTGGGTTCTCTCATCGAATTGTATATCCCTACGTAGAGCCAATACTTTTTCTCTAGTCTCAAGCCAATTTTTTAATATATACCAAGATGTTAAATCGAAACCATAATTACCCATTGAATATGAGAAGTATGTTTGCTGTGCCATAGACTGCTCAATTGTAAATAAAGTATTGACCCCAGTACTCGATCCTTCCTCGAAATCTGTTACCGCTATTACTTTACGGTAACTATCTATCAGATAATCATAGGAATTCATCAATTCCAACTGCTCTCTACCTATGGAATCGCTTTTACCAACTTGAAAAATCCAAGGAGCCTTTGCATCACCAATGACCATTTTACCTATGGTATATGCCTTAGATATGTCTTTATTGACGTTATCTATCTCCAACCTAGCATTAAAGTCTCTTGTCAACGAGAATAATACATCTAAACGTATTCCCTTATCCTTCTCATATAGATCGGAATCGAAAACAAGATACTCTCTTGTATATCCAGCATATTTGGTGAACATCTCAGCGGCCATTGATATGAATTCATTAAGCTGATCCTCATGAACCTCTAAATTGATCATTGGAGCACCAAGAGTACGGCAAATTCTTTGAGATACCCTCTCATAGCTATTAATTATACTGTTTAAGTTGCTGCTATAAAAAGAAGATACTGGTAAAGATGTTGTGCATTCCATTGGCATAATGTTTTAAGTATTTATGTTAAGTTCCACTTGTCGTAAAAATAATCTTTAATTTTAACCATTTGCGAATCGTTTTTATATTCTTTATATATAATAAATTCGTGTAATTTGTATTCCGAGAAACCTGTTAGCGGGTTTAATGCACCTATGGTGGTATAATCATCATTAGGGTCTGGATATCCGAAAATAGTGGATAAAGGCATTACAGCATTCGGAGCACCTTGATTAACGAATACATCTTGTGCATTGAAAAATGAAAAATATCTAGTTGCTATGTATATTGGCTTATTTTTATCAGATTCACCATAAGTGTGCTTATAATATTGAGCACTTGTACCTATACCTAAAGAATATTCTTGTGGTATTTTAAATATACCATAATTACCATTAGCCCATAACCATTCAGTTTCTTTAGATGAATTTGAAGGAGTTAATAATGTGAAAGTTACAAAATCCACATTTCCAGATAATATCATATCTCTGTAATGAGTTGATGATAGATTATAATTAAATGATTGTTTAGGTAATGTGTTATAAAATGAACTTGTACTTGAGGTACTTGTAAAATACATTTGATTTCCAGATAATCTGGAAGATAGTCCTGTCATGTAATTATTATAATTATTAGAACTTAAGAAATCTACAGTTGAATAATCCATAGCATCCAACCACAATTGTATACCAGATGATAATGATTTCGTCAATATTGGAACTGGTTCACCGTATTTGACAAAAAATGATTGAACTCTTTCCGAATCATAATCTGGTTTCGTGGATATGACGTGTCCAGTCTCGTGATTTTTGTATCCATTTTTATTGAAAATGAAATTTTCGATTACGATATCATTTACTATCAACTCCGATATGTAACCATAGGCTTTAGTAAATACTTCTATAGATTCGAAAGTATCACATTTATTTAATATGATGTTATTTGTAGTGGTTAATGCGTCTGTTAATGTAATATTTGGCGTTTTCATCTCAATCCTATCTTGAGATCCCAATTCACCATACGGTGATAATGCTGAAGCTGCTGATAGTGTAGTGAATGAAAAAATGAAATCTCTGTTATAATCTGTTCCTACTATATCGACAGTTATACTTGGAAAGTATGGATCGTTTCCAACAACCGTTAAACCAGCACCTAACTCTTCAAGAATTACTTCACCATCCTCCAGTGTTATCGGATTGGTTGGAACTCCGTTATCGAAAAGCAATATGCCAGTTCCAGCATAATATATATTTCTATCTGGGGGGTTTATATCATATAAATTCGATTTACCGTGCAAATATTTTCCATCTGATATGAAATTAAATTTTCTAATATGAACACCAGTAACGTGAAACGTGTTACTGGTGTTTTCGAATTTAAACTTATCTGGGTTGAAAGTTACACTCAATGCCGAATAGCAAGTAGCGTCTGTGACCAATATCAAGTCATATAATCCACCTTTTTTGGATCCAGAAAATCCAGAAAATATAGCATTATTTGTTGCAACAAACATACCAACTTGAGAAGAAGTTAATTCCCATACCACATTATTCAAATCATTCTTGTTTATAAAGGAAGCTGAAAATGTTTTTTGGGCAGTATTTTCTTGCACTTCATCATCATATAAATTATGTCCATTTATGGATTGTAACCACACATTCAATTCAGCATCATACGTATCATGCATGGAATTCCAATTGTCAGAAAGTGATTTATATGTAGTATATAATGGTTTATTTCCTTGCCAATTTGCTGAATTACTGTTTACAGTTGTATATGTTGTCCTGTATTTGTTCCATTCAATATAATTTGAAGTTACCGTTATAAACGTACTATACCAATTGTAACTATTGGACAAACCTACAAAATTACCACTATGGTCAGAACAATTATTATATAACAACCCATTAAATGGGTATTTTTCAGATGCTATGGGATCTACTGCTGATTCTGGAAATCCAGATAATGCAATCGTGTGGTGATTGTATCTGTGAAAATTGTTATGAAATACAAATGTCGCCATCTATTAAAGTTGCGTTGTATATAAATCTCCAAGCATCAATGTGCCATTAGATAGGAAATTTATAATTGTTACCCCTGAAAGAGTGGTTGCTATATCTGTGCTTATGTTCACTCCTATTGGAAATTTGTAACTATCTAAAAATGAAAGAGACCACCCGCCACCATTTTCTTGTATGATATATAATGAATAAAGACCTCCTCTTTTTTGAGTACCAACACTTGGATTTTTTATCGTAGCATTTTTGTCCAATTTTAAATAAGCGACTTGAGCTATGTCCAAATTCCATTCGACCTCGTTTAATGCATCTATGGTTAAATCATAACCAGCAAATGTTTTAGATTTCGTGTTTTCTTGTACTCTATTACCGTACAATAGATTAGGATCACCCCAATCTGCACTATAAGTATTGACTGTTGTATATACTGAATTATAGTTCGCGGAAAGCGGATTTAATGTCACATATGCACTATAACCCAATTGCCAATCAGCACTATACGTATTGACTGTGGTATATGTCGTTTTTATACTATCCCAGTTAGCAGATAGTGAGCTTACTGTTACATATGTACTGTGCCACTCATATGAATTTGTTAGAATGTTATATGATCTACTTTGATCAGTTAAATTGTTGAAAAATATACCGTTAAAAGGCTCTAAACGACTACCGATTGGATCGGTACCTTGATCTTGTGTTAAAGTACTAGATAAGGTGTGATGTGAAGATCTGTGAAATTTATTGTGAGTTCTGAAAATTCCAGCCATATTTAATTATTTATCAAAAAATTAAAGGCGTGAATTGATTCACGCCTTTAAAGTTCAATATTATTTTATTTATTATATATTTTTAAACAACAATACGAAGTTCCCCAGTTGATGTTTTATAGACATCATTAGTGGAAAGACCCCCTGCAATAGCAGTCGAATTACCAGAATAAGTCGGCAATCCTTCTAATCTAATAGTACCATTCACATGGAGTTTTCTTTGTGGACTAATTGTTCCAATACCAACATCTGTTTTAAAATATGTTGTAGTATGGTTTGCGCTAAGAGCTAATGTATTATTAGAATATAATGCTAGTCCGCCATTAGCTGCTCCTCCAGTAGTTGTTATTGGGCTGAATAATCCAGTATCACCATCTATACCGAAAGAATATCCGTTAGTGGAAGAGTCGTTATTGTTGGGAATTCCTTGAACCGCCCTAAATGCCTTGGAATAAACATTTCCACTAGCACTAATGTTTCCAACAACAGTTAATTTTTCATTCGGTGTTGAAGTCCCAATACCAACATTTCCAATATCACCTATAAACATTCTAGATAAATTGTCGGCGATAAAATCTATTCCATTGAATCCTGCATTTCGTCTAATAGAAGTTGCTGTAGAACTGGTTCCGAGATTTAAACGACTGCTAGTATTGAGCGAAATATCTCCAGTTGCAGAAATACCACCAACAACAGTTAATTTTTCGTTTGGAGCACTAGTTCCAATACCAACATTACCACCACTGAGCATGGTCATTCTTTCAGTATTAGATACCGTATCAATAAATCTAAATCTACTATCAGTACTTCCAATTGTATCACTATATACATCAATAGCAAAACTTGTTGTATTATCTTTAGCTCTATTGAAATTTATTTGACCACCTTCCCTTGAAGTATCTCCTCGATTTAAATATATATTTCCACTATAAAGTGTTCCAGTTGCAGAAATACCACCAACTACAGTTAGTTTTTCATTCGGTGTTGAAGTTCCAATACCAACATTGCCTTCACCGTCTATATGAAATCTTGTAAGTGGTGTAAGATCTGGAACACTAGAACTACCTACACTTCTTATAGAAAAGGATTGACCCCCTGAAGATGAATTTCCATCATCATGCAAATCAAATGACAAGTTATATGTATTACTACCACCAATTTGTCTTAAATATGCCCAGTCACTTCCTGCGCCTGCGGCTCCAAAAGCAAGATATGTATTTGTTAAATTACCTGAATCTACAACACCACTTGGATTGAACTGACTTGTTCCGCCTTCTATATAAATTGTTCCATTAACTGAAAGTTTATCAATTGGGGAAGAAGTTCCAATACCAACATTACTTGTTGATTCAAGAAAAATGCCTACAGTACTGTTTGCTCCAATAGATACAGAGTCGGTATTAGGATCAAATAAAATATATTCATCTCCTTCACCGTTAGAAAACATACCAACCGTCGATTTTATATTATTAGCTGCTAGTATATTTCCATTAACGGTTAATTTGTCACTAGGCGTATTTGTTCCAATACCAACATTACCAGAAGATGTAATTGCCATACGAGTAGCGTCACATGTTAAAAATGTCAAGTTTCTTTTTTCTGTAGGTCCTGTTCCTATTCCATTCCATTCTCCTCCACTATAAATATAACTACCTATTCTAAGATTATAGTCATTTGTAAGAGGAGTAGAAAAATCCATGTATGAACCAGATAAACCACCAATTGATACTTGGGTCCCACTCAGTCCACTATCCCATGTTACTGAGAAATTATCATCCCCTATATGACGAGAATCCCGTATACGTAACGAATTAGCATAAACATTCCCACTAGCACTAATACCACCAACAACAGTTAATTTTTCATTCGGTGTTGAAGTCCCA